CAATTATTACAATTAATACAATGATCACACCAACTACTACAACTATTACAACCACTACAATTATAACAAGTACTACAACCACTACAACTATTACAACCACTACAACTACTACAACTACTACAACCTATACAATTATTACAATTACTACAATCTCTACAATTAATTAGGGTAAGTGAGTATGTAGTAGCTGATTCTTCTGTTCTCCAACTATTACCTCGTTCATCATACCATCTATCGTCTCTTTTAGTTATTGTCATTTTGTTTTAGTGGCGCTCTATACGGAACTCGAATCCGTTCTTCCGGCGTGACAGGTCGGCATTGCTAACCCTTACATTAATAGAGCATAATCGTTGTTGCTAGTTTGGAGTGGATAGTGGTAATATAACTCATATGAAGATATTGATGTTACAAGCTATATTTGACACTTGTGGTTCTAGAGATCTTATACCTTTAGAATGTTGTAATTGTCATAAAACATACTACAAAAATAAAAATGAAGTGCAACGTCAGATTGCAAATAAACTTAGTTGTCGTGTGTCCGATTATTGTTCAAAACAATGCAAACCTAATGCTGCAAAACTTGTAACTTGTGCTCAGTGTGGAAAAACAAGATATAAATTACAGAAGGAAATCAAACGAACAAAACTAAATTTTTGCAATAAGTCTTGCAGCGCTAAATATAGGAATAGTCATCTAACAACAAAACAAATTAAAACTAAAAATATGAACATAAGTTTAGCATTAAAAAATCGTTACGAAAACGACGGTATTCCTCGTTTTAGATATAAAAATGGACAAGTCGTTAAAATAGTGAATAAAATATGTATAATATGTCTTAACCCATTTAAAACACACTGCAGAAAGTCAACATGTTCTTCAGCTTGTTATAAGTTACTGCAATCAAAAGTATTGAAAGGTAAAACCGGAGGCCCTCGTAAAGGTGGAGGTTGGGGTAAACACTCAGACTATACCAAAAAAGATGGTACAATAATACACTGTCAGTCAACTATGGAATATAATTTTTGCAAAATAGCCGAACAATTAAATCTATCTTATTCTAGAAACTTAAAAGGATTTCCTTATACTACGTTAGACGGTAAATCCCGCAATTACTATCCTGACTTTATTTTAAACAATATTTTCGTTGAATTGAAAGGATATATTACTAAAGAAGCAGAGTACAAAATGAAAACAGCTAAAGTGCCAAATCTAGTTATCATTAAGACTAAAAAATATGGTGGTAATTGGGAGGAAATAGTAAAAGAACCTAATTTATTAATTAAACAATTACAAGCAAGTGAGGCGAGTCGAACGCCCATTAAAGCTTTGGAGGAGCCTCATTCTACCATTGAATTACACTTGCATAAAAATGTTTCGTAATGTCACTATACTATATTAGTATATGTACCTATAACTATATTGTATCCTTAAATCTTTTGGTTTATGATTAACAAGTCTAAATTTTATTCTTCTAAGGTCAGCCATACCTTTTCTCATATAGTCTTCACTATAAAGATACGGTCCAAAAAGTCTTAAAGCTTCTCTCATTATTTGTTTAAAAGTTAGGGCCTTATGCCGTTTAGTAGATCTTTTTAAGATGTGCATGATAATTTTCATTGCACCCGTTGCATTATATTTTAGTTTTATTTTCATTTTGTTTTGGTTTGGTGCACTGTGATGGAGTTGAACCACCCGAGCTATTTAGCATTCGATCTACAGTCGAATCCGCTACCTCTACGGGATAACAGTGCAAATTATTAAATTGGTGCAAACGGCTGGATTCGAACCAAGCTATCTACCGATTAAAAGTCGGTTGCTTATCCATATAAGCTTCGTTTGCAATGACTTACAAATCAATTTCTAACTTTCTTTCCAGCAATTCTGATAAATCTTTATGTATATCAGCTTGTGTTGCAACAGTTCTATATTTTAAATCATACAATTCAGGCTCATTTAGTTTCATATATCCTGTAGCAGGTGTTGGTCCTTTTTGTTTTCTTAAAAATATTTCTCCACCAGTTAGATTATATTTAGCTTCTATATACTCCTTTACTATTTCTAGTACTATAGGCAGAGGTATAGTAATAAGTTCTACATGTTCAATTTGATCATTCGTTTTAATTGGTGGTCTGCTAGGGTAACGCTCCCTATTCTGAGAATTAAGAGTTCTCTGCATCACTTTAATGCTTCCAGACCGGATTGGAACTACACAGTTACGCTCTGTGTCCTGAAGTTTGCAAAACTTCCGTGCTACTATTATCACTATAGCCCCGTTATAAATCCAGTTCTAGTTTTCGTTCTACTATATGTTCAACTTTTTCAACCGGCTTCTCCGAAAATTTAATACCAGATTTAGCTATAAGATAATCAAAAATAACCTTGGCTATTTCTTGATTACTTAATGTATCAGTTCCTATTCTAGTAATCCTAGTTCTTCTATACTCAGCAATAAAATATTCCATTTCAGACTGGGTAACTTTTATTTGAGCCAGTAATTCAGGTTTATCCGGATATTTAGCTAGTTTAGAGATTATGCTCACTAAAGTAGTATTAGGTAGTGGTTTTACCAAATATATACCTGCCTCCAAATTTCCTATAGTTAGAAAGGTAGGTCTTATTCCATCTTCTGATAAAAATGTTGTCATAGCTCCTTCACTTACATCAGATAAAGCTACTCTATATCTTTTTCCAACTTTATAGTATAGGTCTGCCATATTATAACTCTAAATCTAATTTTCTAGTTACAGGTACTTCTCGCTTTTCACCAAATCCTAGGCCAGCCAGTCTAATCAATTCATTTAAAATAGCCTCAGCTAGTTCGGAATAACTCGGAAATATTTGCCATCCATTCCCTGAGCTAGGATGTTTTTTAGAATAATCATTGTTAAATTTGACGAGGAAATCGGCCAGTTCGTCACGATTCATGATTATACTAGTAAAATCGTAGGGGTAATCCGGTATTCTAGATACTTTAGAAACTGAACTTAATGACTTACAATTAGGAACTTCTTTAACCAGCCAAAGACCTGGGCTTAGAGTCATTCTATCAACTAGTAAATTATCAGCCAAGTCTTTTAAATTTACCTTAGCATATTTAGTCTTACCGTTCTTTTTTGTCTTTTTATATAGTTGTTCCATATAGTTTAAGTTAATATTTCAATTTTATAAATACTGTTATTAGTGTATAACAAATTACCTTCTATTTTAGAGACTCGGCTAGAAGAAAAATGACCAGGAGTTTTAATCCCATTTCTAATATGTCTGAACATAAGAATAGGCTCTCCAACCTCAATATCTTTTAATAAGATTCCAGTAGCTGTATAATCTATTGGTAAACTTACATTTCCATTAAATTGTCCTGGTCTGTAGTCTGCTTTATTTGGAGTTGGATACTCTGGATTTTCAAGGGGTTTTAATTTGGTTAATGTTACAAGTGTGTCTTTTTTCATAAGTCTATTTCTAATTTTCTGTCAAAAGCATTAGCCTCCACTCTTATAATAGTATTTAATTGTGATCCTTTTTCATAAAATCTAAGGTTACTACAAATTTTACATAAATAGCAGTGAAAACAATCTTTACAATTACCACAATAACTACAACTATAACAACTACTACAATTACTACAACCTCTACAATCATTACAATCAGTACATTTATAACAACTATTACAACTACCACAACTACTACACCAATTACAATTATAACAATTACTACAACCACTACAACCACTACAACCACTACAATTACTACAATTACTACAATCACTACAAAGACAACAATAATTACAATCTCTACAATCTCTACACCATCTACAATTAGTTAGGGTAGGTGAGTATAGAGTAGCTAGTTCTTCTGTAGACCAACTATTATTGTTTTCGTCATACCATCTATTAGCTATTTTTGTTATTTTCATAAATCAAACTCCAGTTTCCTATCAAAAGGATTTTCTTTTCTAGTTTTAGATACTAAAGAGATTACCTCAATTATGTGTCTATGAATAGTAGGCCAACC